TTCTCACCTGACTTGGCGCATAGGCGTATTTGGTCGGCAAGATAAGCACCTGTGCTGGGGCGTGTGTCGAAGTCCTTATCCAAATCAATAGCCCTGACGTAGCCGTTAATCGGATCGGGATTGTGGTCACTTGGACGACTGGCGTGTGCGGCATCGCCTATCCAACCATCTGACTTTCTGTCGCGGTCTGGAAAGGAATCATCAATCTGCTCACGAAGTTGTTGTCCTGCTTTGCATAGTATTGGCTTCATGGCTTAACTGGAAAGACTGCATCTTCTGGCTTGCAATTTTGAGAAGGCATATCACGCAAGTCTTTGCGATACTTAGCCCATGCAGCAGAATTGACAGATGAATCCGCTAACTGAGTCCAATCGGACATAGACAATTCAGCATTACGCCATAGTCTTATTTGTTGCCATTTTTGCTCATCTGTTGCATCTGGAAATGAAATATCAAAAACAAACATTATGCTACCTCATAACTCATAGTTGCAAAAATTATATCTGTACTGCCCCAAGTAAAAGGAACTGTAGCGGAAAGTGTTCCTACTGTTGAATATGTAGCACTTGCATTGTCAGCACCAAACCAAACAGTACTAGCTGATGCTACAAGATTTCTTCCTACATAATATGTAGCACCTGAGTCAATGTAAGAGTTATTACCAATCATTACGCCTGTATATTTAGCATTAACTGGCAAAGTAATAGTGGGAAATGCCGAAATACTAGAAGTTGTTCCCAAAGTGAATTTGAATACAACATCAACTGTATTTCCTAATTGACGATAACGCGCCTCTGTAGTGCCATTGCCAAGAGTCATATTAGATAAAGTAGGGCTGTAAGTCTGCCAAGTGCCAGCCCATTTTAGTCCAGTAGTAGCAGTTGAATCTGCAATTAGAATTTTTTCATTTGTACCTACCGCCAAAACTGATGGAGTATTAGCCGCAGATGCTGAAACTATGCCACCTTTAGCAGTAGGATTTAATAGGTTTATAGTTCCATTGGTATCGTTTATATCAGAAGCGGAAAATACATCTCCGTTTGCATAAGTTACTTTTGTGGGTAATCCAACAGCCATTAGCACACCTCTTTCATAGGGTCAATTCTAGTACATAACATCGAGTAAAGGTTCTTGTGTTGAGATAGTTGTAGTCCAAGTATTAGGGGTAATGTTGTGGGCAATTCCCTGTACTTGCAGTTTTTTCTGGATAGTTGATCCACCAGGTTGAACATTAGTAATATCTACTGTGTTAAAAAAGTCAAGGCTAAGAGCTGCTGTAATGCCTGCTGAATATGATGGAGTCATTAAATCTAGGGTAATTGTTTCAATGCGGATAGAAGTTTCTTTACGGCTATCGACATAGGCGGTTGCTAGACTGAGCGCAACGGGGTCTGTCTGCATCAGCATATCTGTAGCCGTGATTGATCGTGTGAAGTATTGGGCGATAGACGTTGCATCTGAATAAGTCTGGGTTGTGCCGCCAATGCGAGTAACGCTTGCTTTGTTCACAATAGTTTTGTCATCTAGTGCAAAGGTAATTCCTGCGTAACTAATCCCACCAGTTTGGTTAAATACTGTTGGAGATGCAGCCTGTGCATCATAGACAAATTGGCGACCCTTAAAAGTTGCTACACCATTGGCATTGATATAAAACGCTCCAACGCCCTCTGTAAATTCGCAAGTTTGAATTGCTTCAAGAACTGTGCGAGTTGTGCCTGGATCAGCTTGTACCGTTGTAGCACCTGTGCCAATGCTGGTAAAAGCAGGCGGCCAGGCAATCATTGTCAAGATTGATTGAACGCGTTGTGCGGTTGTCTGACCTGCTGTGCCACCTGTTACGGTTGTGACGTTTGAGTTGTACATCAAGCGAAATGCGTCATAGCAGATAAATGTGCAATATCCAGTTGTTTCAGCCGTTGGATAGGTATAGCGATATTCGGTAATGTAGCCACCAAATAAGCCATAGGTTACGCTGCCATAGATAGCAGATGCCTGTATCTTTCTAAGTGGCTGTAAAAGCCCGTAGTAAGGGCTAGAAGTGTTTTGTGGATTAAAGTAACCGTTGGGATCAACAATTTTTATTGTCGCTTGTCCAGATTCATAATTATCTTGAAGAAGGTTACGCCCTCGACGAGTTGAGATATTAAGAGTGCTGCTTGAAACATTGACGATTACAGGCACAGATGCAGCTAGTTCCGTTTCTCCAAGTTTGCCAGTACCCAAGATAAGTGGATTTCCAAAGGAAGCCCCGCCCGATAGGTTTATCTTGACCGATATCGTTGCTGGTAATGCCATTATCTAAACGCTGTCGTATAGGAGATTGGGATGCCAGAAGCCTGATTGTTATAGATGCCCTGAGTAATGGCTGATACCAAGTCTTGTTGCGTTGTGACTGAACCTTGAACATTAACTGTAATATTGGTTGTAGCAGCCTCGGCAGCTCTAAATGTGCCTGCGCTAAATTGGTTAGATAATGCTGCTCCAGGCATTCCGCCTGATACCGCATTGGGATCATTGGCGTTAAAAGTAGCTGCTGAAGCAACTGAAGTTGCAGATGAGATTCCTAGAACTGCCATAAGTTTTGCTTGCTCTGCTGCAATCTTATCGAGCAAGGCTCTAATAGATGCAAGAATGGCTTGACGAAATGCTTCTAGTGCATCTGTGGCTTGGTTAGCCTTTTGGATTTGACCAGCTAGTGCAGCGTTCTGATCCTTGATAGCAATAAGAGATAATAAACGCATTTTTGTTTCACCATCAGTTGCCTGGTTCATTGCAGCAAATAAGCCAATACGCTCGACATCAAACTTCTTTGTCAATTCTTGTAGGGCTAATTCATCGCCTGTAAGAGTCAATTTTCTAGCAGTATTTGCGTTGTCAATTTTTCCAAGATTGATTTTGTCTTTTAAAATCTTGGCTTGCTCTTTTTCGTATTTTATAATGGCTAATCGTCCACCTGCACCACCTGGTGATGCTTGACCAGTTTTAGGCTTTTGAGATGCACCAAATTTAGATAATGCACCTAGTCCAGATACCTGAGTTGCTGCGCTTAGAAATTGTCCAATAAAGCCTGCACCTGGTAATGATTGAATCTTCGTGGCAAGAACACCGATGCCATAGATTGCATTGCCAATTTGGGTTGCAAAGGATTCCATTGCTGTGGCTGCTCCACCAATGCCTTCTTTGCCAGCAATCATTTTCATTGCATCAAGCAAGTCTTTGCCAATAATCTCTTTTGCATTGTTAGATGCAACGGCTAATCTAGCGATTGATCCTGAATAACCTTCGGCAGCAGCTAGTGCCTGACCTTTGAACTTATTGGTAAGTTCCCCAATAATGACATCCATGTCACCAGTTTTGAGTGTGGCTTTAGATAAACCTGCACCTAAACGGCTAAGGGCTGTTGTCTGACCACCATAAGCCTTTGCAAGTGCCATAGACACAGCACCTAAATCTTTGCCAGTACCTGCCGATATATCAAGAGCTAGGGCTAATCCATCTTGCGATTTCTTAACATCGCCTGTGGCTGTGAGTAAAGTTCTAAAGGCTGGACGTAGTTCATCGTCTAAGATGCCTGTAGTACGTTGTAAATTACCAATAAACTTTTCAACCTCTATGCCAGCAAATGCGTTACCCGTATTAGCCAAAGCTAATGAAAGAGATCGAGCAGCCTTTTCATCTGCGGCAAATGCCTTAACGGATGCTTTGCCAAATGCGTATAACTTAGAAGCAGCAAAGACTCCAGCAAGTTGTTTGCCCAACTTAGCAACAGATTTCTCCATTTTTTGACTTGCGGTTTCTGCCTGTCTAAACGCCTTATTGCCAGTAAATTCGGCGGCTATATCTATCTTTACATTAGCCATTAGTTGTATCCCACCGCCTTATTGAATTTATCTCTTGATGCTTCAATTGCTTTAATAATTGCTGCATTGGTTCTGCCTTGATCTTCTGCCCATGCACGAAAAATTGCGCGGCCTTTCATCATGCGAGATGCACGACCTGCTTGACCTGCTGTGCGAGAGTAGGCATTCTTTATTTGTCCAGTAGCATCAATTGCTTGAACGAATATAGAACCTGCTTCTGGGTTATTACTCTTACCATAATTCTTGCCTGTGCTAGTTGAATAAACTGAATTCATGCCAGGGATATTTACATCTCGTCTTTTAGCCTGTTCTCGACCATTAGGGTGAACACGGCCTGCCCATTCATAAATCTGACCAGCTGCTGATTTATTGTTAATTTGAGCCAAAGAACGAAAGCCTTTTTTGTTTGGCTTTGATGGAGTTGTTTTGTAACCAATACCGCTTTTAATTTCACTTGACGAATATCCGCGAACGCCCCAGTTGCCTTCTTTGCCCCATCCGCTGAGTGGCGCAGTACTAGGAATGAATCCACGAGCTTTAGCAGTAATTGGCTTTAAAAGTCCAGCCATTTCCTTCTGAGTTTCTTTTGCTAAGTCCGGAGTAAATTTACGTAATGCCTTACGAAGAGCGATGCCGCCCTTTACTTCTGTTGGCATTCGCTATCTCCTTTGCTTCATCTTGAAGAACCTGTATCAAGTTCT